TGATCTTTCTTGTTGTCATTGTATGCATCCCACAGCATATTTAATCTGCCGGGATCATCCAAGTTATCAGCTGGATTAAACGAACCAATGATAACTGCTTTATTAGCACCTGTTCGCTCATCAATTACATTCTTTTCAAGCAAGCCAGCAGTTTCAAATACAATTTGAAAACGTGGTTTTGTAAAAAGAATACCAGGAGTTGGCTCATCACTTCCCCCTAGTTTTTGGTGATAAGGCTGAAGAAATGATTCAGGTTCAAGATCTTTAACGCCTGCTTTCCAATTGCAAGCAACAAGATTTTCTTGAGTCAGAAGTAAACCTCCTGCATCACGTGAGTAATTACGATCATTTGGTTTATTGATCGCAATAATTTGACCTAGTTTTGGTGCAGCTCCAACAAATTCTGGTTGTGTGAGATGTAGAAATGAATCTAGTGAACGTGGTTCTGGAGCCTTTTGGATTGCAATAGACGATTTTTCGGGAAACAAACTAACCGTAGTGGTTTTGTCTGCTGTTTTGGTAGGTGTCATGAAGTCCGTCGGACTAGTGTGGATATCTGGGACTTACCTCTATAGAGTGCCCAGATGATAGTAGCTTAACTCAAAATGGTTCGTTTGACTCGTTATCAGGTAACGAAGGTAAACCAGTTGTGGATTCACCCCAAGGTTCTGCAATAACCATTGGTTTTACAGGTTCAGGTTCTGGTGTAGCAATTGCTGCTTGATGTGGTGACTCCGCTACAGACTCAGCTGTACGTCCACCCCACAATGATTTAGGTTGTGAATCATTTGGCAGTGTTGTTGTAGGTTTAATAGCACCAGGAACATAATCAGTCTTGGGTGCTAATGTCATTTGTTTCATTTGAATATTAGTATTAAATCTTTGTTGTTTTGTATTGTGATCAAACCAACTACTTGTTGTCAGCTGACCTTGAATAGTAATACCTGTTCCTTTTTTGCAAAGATTAACCAAAAGCTCTGCTGGTTTAAATCCGTCTGTAACTTTATTCATAGAAGTAAAGTTAAACAAATCAGCAGATGCTTTACCTTTACCTACGGTCATACTCATATTGGCAATCATTAAACCACTTTCGGTTGTTTTGAATGTCATTGGATTAGTGACATCTGGATCTTTTGCAATTCTTCCTGTCAAAATTACTGAGTTGTAAATAGGAAAAGAATCATCAACCACAGCAGGGTTGCCACCATGAATAGAATGTTCTCTTGCTTCAAGATCATGATGTAATTTGGCACCATGAATAAACAAACAAGTACCAGGTTTAATCAAAGAACGCCAACGCCCTTGGTCTTGATAAATGAAATAGTACAAATCAGTTGGTGCTTTATTTGTACTAATAGGAGGGAGCTGCACCTTAATCTTTAGTGCAGTACGAGAAGAATCTAAATAGATTTCTTTAGGCTCTTCAGCAGCTTGAGCGCAAACAAAAACTTGATTCATGATTTAAAAGTGGGATCAAAAGTCTAGGACTTACATCAAAAGAATGCCTAGAAATCAATGCGTATCGTACCAAGTGTATCCGGTTTTGGCATCACCTTCAATCTTGCACTGAAAATTAAAGGTTTCCCCAGCCATTGGAAAGGAAGAAAGAACAAGACGAATAATCTCCTGTTCAATTCCTGGTCTACAACTTAATTGAATTTCATCATGGATCATTCCATGTTGATGCCAGTCTTGTCCATAGATCAAACCAGCATTAACCAAATTTTTATGGATGTTAATTACAACTTGTTTCATTAGGATTGCACCACAAGATTGCAACAAAACATTTAAAGCCTTAAAGTCTGATCGACAATACAAAGGACGACGATCTAAACCAAGCAAATAACCACGGGCCACAAGATTCTCTGCTAGTTTATTTTTCAACTCTTGCAAAGCTGGAACACCAGTCATAAAAGAATTGATTGCTGTTTTACCTAGCTGTTTAAGAATGTCTGGATCTTTTTCATTTGGATCAACAATAGTACCTGCTTTGTAAAAGCCAGCACCATAAAGTACTGCGTAAAGAAGTCGTTTGCTAATGTCTCTGGTTTCAACACCAAACTTTTCTTGGTTGTAGGTATGAATATCTACAGAGTCATCAGTAACCATTTGTCCATACTCACCACCATCCCAAAAAGCTAAATACCCAGCAAGACAACGTAATTCCAAGGCTTTTGCATCAGAACCAATAAGAATCCAGTCATCAGGAGCGTGGAATAAAGAACGACATTCTTTTCCATATGGACTATAAGCAGCGGGAATTTGAGCAGTATTTGGGTTGCGATGGCTACAGCGCCCAGTAATACAACCATTAGTAACCACGTCGCCGTGAATGTAACCGTCAGGAGAGACAAGCTTGATCCATGCATTGTTGCCATCTTTGATTTGACCTAATCGTTTTTTGAGTAGCATGTATTCTGCCAAAGGTTTTGCTTCTGGATATGGAAGTTTTTCTAAGACATCATCGTTTAAAACAGGATTACCTTTTTCTGTTTTACTTTCAGGCACCCAACCGTATTTCTTTTTTAAACGATCAACAATTTGTTGTCTTGAGCCAGGATTAAAAACTTCAATACGTTTCTTGCAAAAAGGTTTACCCTTAACGTAACCACGATTGGCGTTATTTACTTTGGGAGTAAACCATTCTTCATGTTCAATAGGAGGAAATAAACTAACTAATTCTTTTTCTAGCTCTTGTTTCTTATGCTCAAGTTCATCCACAAAAGCAAGAGCTGCATCAATATCAAAAGGAAAACCTGATCGAATTTGTCTTTCAATGCATGAGGCAAAAGTGTGTTCAAGTTTAAGGGAGTCAGGAGAGATTGATTGTTTTTGTATGTGTTCAAATAGTTTGGTTGTGACATTGACATCTTGTACACAGTAGGACAACATGTCTTCAGAAAAAGACGTGAAATCCTTAAAGTCAATCTTGTAGTCGGATAACCTGTAACCCCAAGCTTTGAGTGAAGCTGACCCCTTGAGTCCACCTGGCACACGTGCGTATGAAGTTGTATCTGACTCGAGTAACTTTTCTTTTGGCCAGATAAGTCGTGTGCAAATGAGTGTGTCGATGACATGTTGTTTGTCTAAAACAAAAGATGGTTTTAATTTTTGTAAGACCGGTATGTCGTAAAAGATTATGTTATGACCGATAAGTACATCAGCATTGTTGAGAGACTCAATAGCACGGTCAATAGAGTCAGGCCTATAAGTAATAGTTTGTTGTCGCGTGACATCGTAAATAACGATGCAGAAGATTTCAGTAACATCATCATAGAGTCCGTTAGTTTCTAAATCAAATACATACCATTTTTCATCGGAAGAATTTGGCTTGAGGTTGAGCGGTGAGATCTGTTGAGGCAAGCTGTTTGTCATTTTCATTAATCCAATTAAGTATATTCATAGCACCTGTTTTGTTGGGAGAACAAAATGCTTTTGAGATTTGAGAATCTTTTGTAATTGGAATAAGTTCAAAACGATTGGCCTGAACGTTTGGCTTGATTGCATGAGGTATTCCCTTCAAATATGTAGTAATTAAGTACGACACAAAAATAAATGCAGGACACGTAAATAATACGCATCCTGCAGAATAATGCAAGTACTTATTTAGAATATCCTGTCCAAGATCCTTGACGTTTACGATCATTAAGAGCAGCTTGAGCTTTAGAACCTTTGCGTTGAACACCATGAACTAATAATGCAAAGGGCTTATCACCAAAGCAATGACTGTCATCATGGTCAATTTCAAGACCAAGGTCAGCCGCTTCTTGTTCTGTATAAACTACATAAGCGATTCGCTTAAATACATGGGCGTATTTGGAGAGCAAAGGATCAAGATTGCCACCAACTGAAGCAGTGAGAAAGAAGTTAGAAGGAATACGATCAATGGCATTGAGCCAGTACTGGAGCTGTTTGGTGTAGGCATAAAACTTAATGTCAGGATGTTGACGAGTAACTTCTATCCAAGCATTGAAATAAAGCTCAGACCAGAAGTCACCTGATTCATGGATGCGACAGAGGTTGTATTTAGTACGGCCTTTATTATGCTGCCAAATACCATAAGCAATTGTATCTTCTAATGCACCCTGTGGATCTTGAGTATCTTCGCTATAAATTATTTCTTTGATAGTATCCCAGTTATACCAGCGTGCATCACGACATTGCTTGCTGCGTGCTTCTGACATTGCAGCAAAACATCTGTACTCTTGACCTGTTGCATGAGATGTTTGAGGTAGATCAAGAACTTTACCTGTTACACGATCAGCAAATGTTTTGCAGTGTCCAGCATTAGGACAAGTGTAGCCAGCTGGCAACGAAAAGATTAAACGTTTACCAAGCTTGGCATTGCCTGTAGAAACTTTGAGTGTGTGCATGATTTGGGATGAAATGAAATGAACTGGGACTTACACCAAAGGATGCCCAGGAGTATAATAACAATACGTTCACCAGCAATGCTGGCGCAATTCACTAGGCAGGGAACGGGGCCTAGGCTTTAGCGGAGAACTCTTATGGAACTCACTTATCGTGGTGTCAAGTACGACAGGGACGCTGCTCTCAAGCGTTATCTGTATGCCAAGTTACAAAAAGAAGAAAGGCTCAAGCGTGAACTTGAACGTGATGTCAAGAACATTGGCAAAACTTTAGTTGCTTAAGGAGCAAACTCTAAACGCCGTTGTGAATTAACAGACAACGAATCAGATTTACCCCACTTCACTTGGTAGTAATACTCTTTGTGATTACTTGCATTTAGCTTGATAATTACAGATTGTATTACACCAATGTGGGGTCTTTTCGTTTGTCTGAACTTATTCTTAAAAGGATGAGCAGATCTAACTACTTGGTCTCCAACATTAAAACGTGGAAGACCTGTACCACGTTTAACTTCTTTCTTAGTTCTGCTCATGATTCTTTTACCTCATGATGCCAGGCTGCTTTATAAATAATTGGAAACTGTTCACCAAAGATTTCTTTTGCTTGTTCAGCAAGAACACGATGCTCAAGCTGTGTACTTGGTTTAGTACGAAGGTTTATATAATGAATCCATGACCGAAGTGTTCCGTTCATAAATAATTTAGTGGGTGCAGCCATGGGCAATAAAAAACGAGCACATTCTTTTGCTACACCAGAACTCAACAGTTCTTGGTATAAATGCTCAGCATCTTCAAGATGGCACTGAATACGACGATATAAATCAGCAAGTCTTGGCTTACCCAGCTTAGATACAAGATCATCATTGGAATTCTGACGATTCTTTTGATCTTGTGACCGTAAATGCGGGACTTCAATACGTCCTATCTCATTGGTGTTAGCATAGCGTTGGCTAAATTCCTGGAAAGTAAATGATCTGTGCCGCAAAATCTGCGGACTGATTGCTCTAGTGGTGTGTATTTCTAGAGCCATGTTTGCCATTTCAAATGGAGACCAATGTTCATGTTTAATTAAGTAATTAAGAAGACGTGGACCAGTTACTAAGTTCTTTGCATTCTTTGGTGCAGATACCCTAGCCATTTCAACAATGAGTGATTCAGCATCAGATGTTGCCCAGACAAGTGAAACAGATTTTGGAGCAGGGGTTAGCATTGTTTAACGTGCAAAAAAAATCCTGACTTCTGCAGCAACAAAAGCCAGGATCAGTGCGCCCTTGGTTGAATCAGGTAGGACTGACTCAACCAAATAATAGACAAGGAACGAAAGGATGGCATTAAGCAATCATGTAAATGAGTAGGAGTGGCGAGACTTGAACTCGCACAGTCATTAATGACCAACGGATTTTAAGTCCGGGGCGTC